GATCGGGTCGATCATGCCTCGACCTCCGGGTCGTTCAGCACCCAGACCTCGGGGTTTTCGACCGGCAGAACGGCGCTGTTGGTGTCGGACTGGAAGTGAGTGGGGAGCAGGCGAACCAGCCTGGGCGTGATTTCGCCGGTCTCGGGATCCACCGTCTCCTCGCCCGTCGCGAAGAGCATGTCCTGCACCAGCAGATAGCCCTTGGAGGATTTGCTGGCAGGAATGCCATGCTCCGGGGCCGCGCGCAGGAACTTGATGTAGCCCTTGTTGGCGAGGACGTTGATGCGGCGCGCGATGGTGTCGTTGCCACCCAGACCGTGGGTGTTCTCGAACTGCGCCGCGAAGGCGCCGCCCGTGAACACGCGCCCTTCGCGGGCCTCCTGCGCGATGATCTGCAGGATGACGTCGTGGCGACGGCTGCGCTCGGCGTCCAGGCGGGCGCCGACGTCACGCCGCACGATGCGCTCGCCCTTGCGGTCGAGCTCCACCCAGACGCCGCCACGCTTGTCGATGAGGAGCGGGTTGAGGCCGGGCCCGTTGCGCAGCTCGATATGTAGCTCGCGCGGCGTCTCCTCCTCGTCAGGGCGGAAGAGGATCATGCCGGAGGTGTAGAAGCCGCGGAGCGCGGAGGCGCCGGAGAGCGACAGGAAGGGATCGTCCTTCACCTGCTGCTTGCTGAGCTTCTTCGTGTGGTGCGCGAGGATGATGCCCGCCTCGGGTGCCACCTCGTCGCGCAGCGCCTCGACGCGGCTCTGCAGGAAGAACAGCATCGCCGCGTTGTCGTTCTCCCCTTCGCCCGCGGGCCCGCCATCGAAGAGGTTGCGGATGGGGTCGATGCAGATGATGTCGGGGGGCGCGTCCGGGAACGCGGCACGGATGGCCGTGGCCACGAGGGGCACGCCCTGGTCGTCGAGAAGCATGCGCAGCTTGGGGGTGACGACGAGGGTGTCGCGGGCGCGGGCCACGATCGCGGGATCGAGCCGCAGCTGCTGCAGGCGCTCGCGCAGATAGTGGTACTGGATCTCGGCCTGCAGATAGAACACGCGCAGCGGGCGCGGTGCCGTGAAGCGCAGGAAGGGCGCGCCGGCGGCGGCGTGCACCAGCAGGCTGATGAGGAAGTCGGATTTGCCGACCTTCGGCGCGCCGCCGAGGACTAGCATCCCACCCGGGGTAAGCAGGCGCGGCCCGATCAGGTCGTCCGGCATGGGCGAGGTGTCGTCCAGCAGCGCGCCCAGCGTGTGCACGGCGATGGCGCCGGGCGGCGGCGCCGCGGCGCGGAGCAGGGGCGGCCCATTGCGGTCGACGTGCAGGGCCCAGATCGCATCGGCCTCCACCTTGAGGCGGTCCAGCGGCCATTCGGGGCGGAGGCAGGCGGCGTTGTACTGGCAGATGGCCTCCCAGCCCTCGTCGCCGGTCATGCGCCCCTCGTGGACCATCCGGACGAAGTGGCCGATCGCGGCGCTGGCGCCCTGGAAGCGGGTCCAGGCGTCCTGGCTGCCCTCACGCACCGGCGTGGTGAGGACGGCATCGAGCCCGGGCCGATTGGTGCCCGCGGTGGCGCTGGGCACCTCCAGGCCCGGCATGGTGGGCATGGCGGCAATGGCCGCGGCGAAGTCGGGCAGTTCTACCTCGACCCGGGGCCGGTGCTCCCGGATGATGACCCGCCGCTGCACGCCCTGCTTCTGGTGGACGGTGCCAGGCACGCGGATCGGCTGGTGCGCGGATCGGAAGTGCAGGTCGCCACCGACCTTCTCCGCGATCTCGCCACGCAGCGCGCAGAGCCGCGCCAGGTCGTCGCCCTCGGCCGGCTCGGTGAGCCGCCACCAGGCATGCAACTTGGCGGCGCCCTCGGCAGTGCGGCCGCCGCTTTCGACAAGGAGAGTGGGCGCGCCCAGGTGGCGGATCAGATGCGCCAGCTTGGCGACGATGTCGCCGGCGTCGAGATCGACCACCACCGTCTGCATCTGCAGCACATGCTCGGCGCGGGCGTGGCCCTGCTCGGCGACGGTGCCGGGGATGACATAGACCGCGCTGCCTTCGCGCGCGGCCCAGGTGGCGTAGGCGCTGAGGGATGCGGCGGCGTGCCGATCGGCCGGGACCCAGATGTTGTGCGGCTTGGTGTCGAGGCCTTGGCCCTGGTCGACGAAGCCGCGGACAGGGATCAGCCCATCGCAATAGCCGAACACCACGTCGAGGAAGACGGCGATCTGCTCGATGTCCGGCGCGATCGGTCCAGCGGCTTCCAGCATCGACTGCCCAGCGCCGGGAAGTTGATCGAGGGCGATCTGCCCAGCGGCGGGAAGTTCGCTCACGCAGTTATCCGGCAGCGGCGCGGCATCGTTGAAGTCGCCCCATGCCGTCATGCAGGCAGCGCCCAGCACCGCTTGGCCCAGGGGCAGAACCGGCACTCGAAGTGATCGGCCTGCGCGGCAACGCGGGGCAGCAATTCGCCGGCATCCGTCGCGGCCAGGATGCGCACCGCCCGGTCCGACATGCGCTGTGCCAACTCGGCGTTGAACGGCACCAGCTCGTGGTGCAGCTCGGCGGTGTCCTTGTTGATGGCGGTGAACAGCGCCGGGTTGTCCGCCACGCCCGGAACGCTGGCGTCCATGTAGGCCTGGTAGACGGCGATCTGCGCCGCATAGATCGGCTTGGCCACGCCGACGCCCTTGCTGGACGTCTCGCGCCAGGCCTTGGCGTTCATGGTCTTGCATTCCCAGAGCGCCGGGAACGCCATGCCGGGGATGGTCGGGCCGCCAGCGAAGACGCCATCGACATGGCCGCGGATGCGACCGCCCGCGACCGAGAAGCCAAACTGCTCGCCATGCTCGCCACGGCCGCGGCGCGTGTAGAGATCGAAGCCGGCGGCGCGCAGCCAAGCGACGGCCACGTCCTCCAAGGCGTGCCCGATGCGAAAGATGCGCAGCAGCCGTCCGTCGAAGTCGGCGCCTTCGTCCTTCGGGGCCTTCACGAACTCGAATTGCAGCGCCCGCTCGCAGGCATGACCGAGGCGCGACCCACCCAGGTAGCTGCGCGGCGGCGTCGCCTGGTTGGCGGCGACCAGCGCCGCGTCGATGGCGGCATTCACATGCGTCGAGGTCTGGCTGCGGCTGTTGAAGTCAAGCATCAGAAGGGCACCTCCGCCGCCGCGTCGTGCCGTGCGATCGCCTGCATCGCCTCCTGAAAGCCGCCGACCGCGACCTCGATCAGCGTCAGCACCTGCGCCTCGCTCAGATCCTGGAAGCGGGTGCCCCAGCCGATCTCGGTCATCGTCTCCGCGACGCGGCGCATGGCCGCGCGCATCGCCGCCTTCTCCTGCTCGGTGAGGTCAACCATGGCGGACGACCTCCCAGCCAAGCGCGACCAAAAGCCCTGGCAGGCGATGCAGCAGAAGGAGACCGAGGGCCGCGGCTTCTTCCGCGGCGCCGGGTCGAACCAGCCAAAGCCACGCGCCGGGCGGGAGCAGACGGCGCAGGGCGGTTCCGGGGACCGGGCCATCGATCATGCGGCCTGCCCCAGCGCCGCGGGCTGGGCGCTGCGCACGAGATGCTGGATGGCCTGGCGGTTGAACTTGAAGGTGAGCAGCGCCGAGGCCTGGTACCGGGTCATGCCGAGATCGGCCCGTGCCGTCGGCGGCAGATGGACCAGCTGGCGCTCGGTCGGCGGCTCGCGGAGCCAGCGCCGGCTCTTATGGGCGCTCTCGTCGGTCTCGTAGGTGTTCAGCCAGTCATCCGCCGCGGCCAGCGCCACCAGCCGCTCCCCGATGGACAGCAGGCGCGGCCGCTCCTCCTTCGCCCCGCCGACCGCGTGCCAGGCTCCGTTCAAGAAGAAGATGCCTGCCCAGCCGTTGAAGCCATTGGCCAGCAGTGCGGCGTCATCGCCGAACAGATCGCACCACTGGAAGGCGGATCGGCGGAGGAGATCGATCTCCGTCATGATGAAGTCGGTGAGCGGCGCCGTCTCGCGCCCGCGGGGCTCGAAGGCGTGGCCGCAGATCGGGCACTCCATCACCGCGATCGGCACCTCCGCCTCGCAGGAGGGGCAGGTCTTGGCGGGCGGCTCGCCCTCGCCGGGCTGACTGTCGAGATCGACGTCCTGCTCCAGGCAGCCGTGGATCTGCGAGGATGTGCCGAAGTCGAGCACGATGCAGTCGCGCTTGACGATGCCAGGATGCTCGGTGGGATCCACGGTGCGCAGCCCGCGGCCCACCATCTGGATCATGGTGCACTTGAACGAGCTCGGCCGCAGCAGCACGACGCAGGAGGTGGGCGGGTGGTCCCAGCCCTCGGTCAGCACCGCGACATTCACGACGATGCGCGCCTCGCCCCGGGCATAGGCGGCCAGGACCGAGCGCCGCTCGCCGTCCGGCATGTCGCCGGTCACCAAGACGGTGGGGACGCCGGCGGCGTTGAAGGCGGCGGCGACGTGCTCGGCATGGGCGACCGTCGAGCAGAAGGCCACCGTTTGGCGGCCGCCGGCCTTCTCCTGCCAATGCTTCACCACGGCGTCGGTGACCGGCACCGTGTCCATGACGCGGGCGACCTCGCCCATGTCGAAATCGTCGCCGTTGCGACGCACAGCCCGGAGCTCATCCTGGACGCCGACATCGATGATGAAGGTGCGGGGCGGCACCAGGTGGCCGGAGGCGATCAGCTCGCCGAGCCGGATCTGATCCGCAACGTTCGAGAAGACTTGGCGCAGCCCGACCTTGTCGCCGCGGTTCGGCGTGGCGGTGACGCCGTAGATCCGGCAGTCGGGGTTGCGATCCAGGGCGCGATCGATGATGCGGCGATAGCTGTCCGCGACGGCGTGATGCGCTTCGTCGATCACCAGCAGGTCGAGCGCCGGCATCGCCTCCAGGTTTGCCGCGCGCGTCAGCGTGGGCACCATGGCGAAGGTGACCTGGCCGCCCCAGGACTTTTCGCCGGCATCCACCACGGAGGTGGTCACACCAGGATTCACGCGGCGGAACTTCGCCAGGTTCTGCGCCGTGAGCTCATCCCGATGGGCGAGGACGGCAGCCTTGGCGGCGCTGCTGCCGATATGCTCGCCCACCGCCGCCGACAGCATGATGGTCTTGCCGGCGCCGGTCGGGGCGACGCCGAGGGTGTTGCCGTGCTGGCCGAGCGCACGAAGGCAGCGCTCGACGAAGAGCTTCTGGCGTGGGCGGAGCATCATGCTGGCGCGGCCCTCCCTCAGCGCGCCCAGGCGGGACGCGGATCGGCGCCGGCGGCGCCGGGCTGGGCGGCCGGGAAGGCGCCCTGGGGGATGGCCGGCGTCGCGGGCGGCGCATAGGCCGGGGCGGGCGGTGCATAGCCCGTCGGCGCGATCTGCCGCCCCATCAGCTGGGCGTAGTCCCGATGGTCCGGCGTCACCGCCATGCGGATCTCGTTCTTGGTCTCGCCACCCGCATCGGTGCCGTGCTCGATCTTCGCCACGAACTCGAGGCCATCGAGATCCGCGAAGCCGCCGATGCGGCGCGCAGCCTGCGCCTGGGGCGAGACATCCTTGTCGGAGATGCCGCGCGCGGAGTTCAGCATCCCGCGCAGGAAGCTGCGGCCCATCCCCGCCCATTCCGGCCCCTTCGGGCTGTAGAGGCCGATCAGCGTGAAGATCTTCCGCTTGGCGTAGGGCCCCTCCAGCACGGTGAACTCGCCATTGAGATAGACGGCGCCGGTGCTGCCGCGCGTCGCGTAGCCGCCGGTCCAGCCCTGGCTCGGATCGTCGAAGCCACCGGGGCGGATGGTGAGGCGGACCTTCGCCAGCGTCCCCTTGGGGATCAGGTTCGGGTTGGACTGGGCGTCGTTGTAGTCGTTCCAGGCAGCCATGGTGCTTCTGCTCCGATCAGGTGTTGGGGGTGGGGGTGGGCAGCGCGATCGACGGCGCGCCGTGCGCGGCGATCGGCGGCGATGGGCTGCGGATCTTCTGGAAGAGCTGCCCGAGATGCGGCGGCTCCAGCATGTCGAGCCGGCCGCTGCGATCCTTCGCGGGGTAGCCCCAGGGATTCAGCGTCTGGCAGACCAGACCGCGGAAGGATGCGAGCGCAGGCTGGCCGTGAGCGGCGTCCGGCTTGATCTCGGCCAGCGTCATGACCTGATCGACGATGCCTGGCAGCTCGAGGCCGGTCTTGCTGCCGTCGATCTGCGGCACGAAGACGCGGCGATTGAAGTCGTCGAGCTTCTCGTCGAGGATCCCGACGAAGATCACGTTGCGCCCGCGCGCATGCTGCAGGTGCGTGAGCCAGGCGATCATCTCGCGGCCATGCAGCCCGTAGGCGCCGCGAATGTCGGGCTTGCCGGTCTTCTCGGAATGCGCCTCGGGCTGACCGCGGCACCACTGGAAGCAGAGCCGGCCTGCGACCGTGATGCTGTCCACGAAGATCGTGGCGAAGCCATCCATGCGCGCCGGATCGCCATAGGTCTGCAGGACGCGGGCATACTGCGCGGCGGAATAGGGCTGGTCGTCGCGCAGCGCGGGGTTGGGGCCGGCCAGGAACAGCGCGAGGTCGCGGCATTCCTCCCAGGTGCGCGGACGGATGGATGCGCCACGCCAGTGCTGCACGGCGAGATCGCCCGCCTCGAGGTCGATGAAGAGCGTGCTGCCCTCGTCGAGCGTCAGCAGGAGGTAGGTCTTGCCGATGCCGCTCTTGCCGAAGATCACGGCCTTGATGCCGCGCGCCTCAGCCTGCCGCTCGTCGGCGGTGATGATGCGCAGCGCCATCAGCGACCTCCCCGCAGCGGAATGACGCCGGCGCCATGTGGGCTGTCGCGCAGCGCCGTCTCGGACATGATGGCGAGGCGGTAGGTGGCGCGGCCTGTGCGGACCGTGCGGGCCGGCTCGAAGGCCTGGCGGATGCGATCGGGCCAGGCGGTATAGGCCCGCTCCGAGACCTTGAAGCTGACCTCGACGTACTGGCCGGGATCCTCGCCGCCAGCGCGGATCTGCTCGGACAGCGTGGCAAGCCGCGCCTGATCCCAATCCACCTTCTTCGGCAGGTCGACCGCGATCTCAACGGCGCCGTCCTGGAAGCGGACCGTGCCGGTGTCCTTGCCGGCAGCGGCACGGGCGCCGATGGCGCGCTGCTCGTAGCGGAGCGCGATCGCGGCCTCGATCCAGTCCTGCATGCGCTTGGCGGCATCCAGCGCCTCGCGCGCATCGGTCTGCAGCAGCGCGAGATGCTCCGCGGGGAGCGCGATGACGTCACTCACCGGCATGTGGCGCAGCGCCTCGAGGGTGGGGCGGTTGGTGCGGAGCGCGTCCATCAAGCGGCCTCCGCGAGAAGCAGCGGCAGGAGAGACGACGCGGCGCGGCGCGGGCGGCGGCGGGCGACGAGGATGTAGGCGTAGTCCTCGTAGCCGTGGCGGCGCTGCACGATATCGGCGAGGCCGAGCTCGGCCAGCTTCCACGCACGGGCCGCCAGGCGCTGCAGCGCGGTGCGCTCCTGCTCTGGCAGGCACTGCAACTGCGGGCAGACCTGACGGGCGAGCGCGCCACGGTGGTAGGTGATGCTGTCGCCGGGGGCCGCGGCGCCGAGCCAGGTGCAGAGGGAAGCCTCGGTGAGAGGCGTCACCCCTGCGCGGATGTCGGTGATGCTGGTGTCCATGACAACCATTACTCATCCACCTCCAAATCCGTATCAGGCGGCGGAGGGGATGCCGGCGGCGAGCAGCCGCAGGCGCATCTCGCGGATGCGCCGGTAGATCCGCATGCGCGGCATCGTCTTCTGCTCGCCGAACTCGTGCGGCGTGTGCTCGCTGAGCGCTGCGCAGAGCGGGTAGTCCTCGGGGGCGACTGCGCCGGCCGCGCGCTCCAGGTCGAGGCGGCGTTCCAGCGCGCCGATGGCGTCGGTGGACTGGCCGCACCACGCGCCGTATCCATCCGCCTCCGCGATGGTGTCGCCCAGCGTCAGGCCTTCGGTGTTGGGAACGGCATCGTCGAGGGAGCGCGGATGGCGGGCAGCGCGCTGGCGACGGGCTTTGCCGGCGATCAGTGCGGCAGCATTCCGGATGCAGACCCGAGCGAAGGCGCCGAACTCGCCCTTCGCGGGGTCGTAGGCAGGAAGACGGG